CCCCTAACCCTAGCTCGGCTATAACCCATAACTCTTTACCCTAGTTACGTCGCTACGCTCCTAGTTACCCTATAAAGTCACTTGTTTTCGAGAGGTTTCAAGGTTTTTAGTTGTCAAGGTAGCGAATACGAACAACACCACCAACTTGGAAGATATCATCATCAATAGAACTACGCGCCAACAGAAACAAGTTGTTCGAACGAATGGTAGTCAGAGCACCAGTAGCAGCAACAGAGTCAAACTCAATAGGAATACTGCAACTCTTGTTGAAAGAGAGGCACTTCACAGGGACGTTGAACGTAGTCACGATGCCAGCAGTCGGCGTCATGGGAAAGAACCAGTCCTTCAGGACACGGAAGCGCTCCACATTCTCCAGATTGCGAAACGCAGTGACAGTGTCAGATTCCAGCACACCACCTACTCCAGAGTAAGTGGCAGCTTGTCCATTGCATTGGGTATCTTGCACCAACATGATGCGCAGCGCACTACCCACAAAGGTATTGGTATTGGCAGAAACAGTCCAACGACATTGGATTTTCTTGATGGTAACCTTACGGCCTACACGCTCACTCTCTCCAATTCCCTGAGGAATGAGATTGAGCTGGCCAGTGGCAGGTACTTCACCAGTCGTATCAATGTTGAAACTCGTTGTAGTGTCAAGAAACTTCAACTCAGGACGAGGCGCACGGCCATAACTGAAGCGCCCAGAATAGCTCGAGTTTGCACGAGCATAGCCACGCAGACGAGGATTGGCAGCAATTGTCACAGCAGCCAAATCAGTTCTCGTCAAATTCCCGTTTCGTGTACGGCGATACTTGCCGGTCTGACGGCTCATCCATTGATTCGCATAACTCTTCCTCTTCCCCAAGTAACTCATCCTGATTGCAGCTCTCCAAAAAGTCTTCCAAGTGATTCAATCTCAACACAATATCTGCTGCGAACGCTTCTAGCTCTGCGATTCTATCAAAGATACTACTATTAGACGCTGACGACGACGAAGACGACATAAATCTAAGTGATACACTCACCAGAATGAACAATAGAGAAGCAAAGCTTTCTATTTATACCCGGTGTTCACACCAAGGTGGAATTTTCCGCGAACGCTACCATTTTGATTGGGTCTATCACCCCATTGGAGGACTATAAATAGCCCAAGCATCCTATTGGCTGCATTTTGATTGGGTTGGCTGTTCCGCGAATGTTGCACATTACCGTGAACAGGGGTTATATAAGGGTCGACATCCGTCTCCCTATCTCTATATTTTGCTAGTAATATTAAAGCAAAATAAGGAGATATGAGCTTCACTCTACAGTGTCGTTGCGCTTTTCTTACTTATCCTCAGTGTGATACAACTAAAGAGGCAGCATTAGCAGTTATTCTTTCTACTACTTGGGGTTCCCCTGTGTCATGGGCTGTTGTCGCTCAAGAGAAACACAAGGATGGGAACAACCATCTCCATTGCGTGGTTTTCTTCGAAAAGAAGATCAAGCTCTACAACGCTACCGCTATCCTAGACGCTATAGGAGGACAGCATGGCAACTACCAGGGGGCTCGTTCGCCCCTTAAGACTCTTCGTTATGTCACCAAGGACAATGAGTTTGTGACTCATGGTGAGATACCAGACCTTACTGTGAAGGCCAAGATTACAGATCTTTTTGCAAAGTGTCTCATGGATGGAGGCTCTTTCAAAGATTGTGTAGACATCGACGCTGGAGCAGCATTAGGCATGAAAAGGAAGTTGGACGACTTCGCTGAGTACTGCTCTAGTAAGAGACAGCATGATCAACTCCTGGTATGGACCCCACCTATCTATACCGGTGATTGCTATGAAGTACAACTGATAGCAGAATGGCTTAGCAGCAATATCCGTCAGTCGAGGAAACATCGTCAGCAGCAACTATACATTTCAGGCACCCCAGGGATCGGGAAAACCCGGCTAATTGGACAACTGTCACGTTTCCTAAAAGTCTACCATATTCCGAGAGTGGAAGACTTCTACGATTTCTGGGAGAACAAGTACTACGACGTGGCGGTACTGGACGAGGCCAAGTCGGCGAAGACAATTCAATGGCTGAACAGCTGGCTGGATGGAAGTGTCATGCCCCTCAGGCAGAAGGGCAAGCAGACACTGAAATGCCAGAACATTCCGACTATCATCCTATCCAACTACCCGCTGGAGCTCGCGTACACCAAGGACTCAGTCGCACGAGACGCTTTACTGCAGCGACTGTTATGTGTCCAGCTAACACAGGAGTTTAATTTGTTTCCTGATTTAACTGAGTAAATTACGGCGTTGCTACGCCTAGTTACCCTAGTCCCCTAACCTTCTTTACCCTAGTTACGTCGCTACGCTCCTAGTTACCCTAGTAACTCAGAGTACCCTAGTTACGTCGCTACGCTCCTAGTTTTTAGGGCTACCCCTAACCCTAGCTCGGCTATAACCCATAACTCTTTACCCTAGTTACGTCGCTACGCTCCTAGTTACCCTATAAAGTCACTTGTTTTCGAGAGGTTTCAAGGTTTTTAGTTGTCAAGGTA